GAAAGGGAAAGTTCATCAAAAACAAGTATTCTTGCGAGTGGTGTGACTATCGCAAGGCAGGAATCTGCACGCCGTAATACTTATTACGTTTACAATCTTGCCTCGCGTAAGGATGATGGTTTACGCGAGGCATCTTTGCATAAGAAGAAAGTTCTAATTCTTTCCGATCACGCTCTCTCGACCAGCGGCGTCGCCACGCAGACGAGACATCTCGTCAACGGCCTCCTGCAGAAGGGTGGGTGGACATTCCGCCAGTTCGGCGCCGCTCTCAAGCACGCGAACTACCAGACGGTGATGGTGAACGAGGATTTCATCATCAAGCCCATTGACGGCTTTGGAGACAGAAATCTCCTGCGATCCGCGATCGTCAACGAGCGACCTGACGCGATTCTCATCTTCACAGACCCCAGGTTCTTCACCTGGCTGTTCGAAATGGAGGACGAGATCCACCAGGTATGTCCTATCGCGTGGTGGCACGTGTGGGACAACTACCCGGCTCCCGAGTTCAACCGCCCGATGTACGAGGCGACAGACCTCATCAACTGTCACTCGTATCTCACATATGAAATTTGCAAGGGAATGTTCCCCGAGAAAACGAACTTCATTCCCCACGCAGTCCCAACGGGAATTTTCAAGTCTCTTCCGAAACAGGAAGTCGATGCGTGGAAGCTGCAGCTTCTCGGTCCAGAGCGCAAGGACCACTTCATCGCATTCTGGAACAACAGGAACGCGAGGAGAAAGCGACCAGGCGACGTCCTCGAGTCCTGGAAGATCTTTCTCGACGAGCTGCAGGCGAAACACGGTCACAAGAAAGCGACTCTGCTGATGCACACCGATCCATTCGATCAGGAGGGTCCAAATCTTCACGAAGTCTCGAGGATGCTCGGCATCAGTCAGAACGTCACCTACTCGACCGAGAGGATCGACTTTGACAAGATGAACGTCCTCTACAATGTCAGCGACGTGACGATCAATATCTCTTTTGCCGAAGGATTCGGTCTCTCGACTCTCGAGGCAATGACGATCGGCAAGCCCATTATCGCGCTGAAGACCGGCGGTCTTACCCGACAGGTCGTCGACCACCGCGACGGCTCGGAGAATGGAGTCGCCCTCCCTGTCGAGCTGCGAACGATCGTCGGGTCGCAGTCGGTCCCATACATCTACGAGGATTACGTCTCTGCAGAGACGACGGCGGCAGCGATTATGAAAATTTACGATCTCGGTCCCGAGGGTCGAGAGGCGCTCGGTAAGAAGGCACGCGAATACGTGGAATCGGAATTCTCGATGCAGGCGACCATCGACGCCTGGCACGAGTCTCTCAGCGCTCTCATTGAGAACTGGCGAGAGAAGAGAAAGAGTTGGACGGTGGAGGCGCTATGAAAAAGTCGGTAGTCCTGAGAGCCCCGCTGCTCTCCAATTCTGGTTATGGAACCCACGCCCGACAGATCTTTCGCTGGCTGGAGACGAGGAACGTTGAGATTGTTTCTGACATCCTCAACTGGGGCGCCACATCGTGGTTCCTCAACCACGATGCAGAGGGTGGACTCGTCGGTAGGATCATCAATTCTGCGAAGCAGCCGTCGAAGACCCCTGACCTGATGATCTCCCTCCAGCTGCCGAACGAGTGGCAGCGTCTCCCAGGCGCAAAGTGCGTCGGTATGTCGGCGGTGGTGGAGACCGACAGATGTAATCCTGACTGGGTGAAAGCGTGCAATGAGATGGACAGGGTGATCGTTCCTTCGACATTCTGTAAGAGTCTCATCAGCGCGTCGACGGCCGATGTCAGGGTCGTTCCGGAATCATTTCACGATGACATTGTGACGGCAGAGCCCCTGAACCTGCCGCAGGTGAAGACCAAGAAGAACTTTCTGCTCGTAGGTCAGCTGTCAGGTATCAAGCCCGAGCTCGACAGAAAGAACATCTTCTACACCGTCAAGTGGTTCTGCGAGGAATTCAAGGACAGTCCCGACGTCGGCCTGATCATCAAGACAAACCTCGGAACAAACTCGACGTTCAATAAGAACAACCTCCGAAACATCTTCACGAACCTCGTCAATGAAGTTCGTCGCGCCGGCAAGACACCGCCCATCTATCTCATCAACGGAGAGATGACGACTGCTGAGATTGCGTCGCTGTATCGAAGTCCGAAGGTCACGGGACTCCTATCACTCACCCGCGGAGAGGGATACGGTCTTCCGATTCTCGAGGCGGCTGCCTCCGACCTACCGGTCATCTGCACAGGATGGTCGGGTCACCTCGACTTTATGAATCGCGGCAAGTTCATCAGCGTCGAGCACGATCTCATCCCCGTTCCAACAGAGAAGGTAGACAATCAAATCTTCGTCCCGGGTTCTCAGTGGGCGATGCCCAAAGAGGCTGACGCAAAGAAGAAGATGAGAAAGTTTATGAATTCTCCTGAGATGCCGAAGAAGTGGGCTGCCGACCTCGGAAAACTTCTTCGCGCTGAATTCTCTTCTGAAGCGGTCTTCAAGTCATACGACAGAGAACTCGGTGACTTGCTATGAACGAGATCGCTCTCTACGCCATCATAGGACTCGAGACTTCGCTCCTTGTCGTGGCGTTTTTCTATCTCGCTCGGTTCTCGATGACACTCCTCAGATTCCAGGAGGAGATTGAGAAGTCTCTTGACTCTCTGGACGAGAGATACCGGTCAATCTCGAAGGTCCTTGAAATTCCGCTGTTCTACGACTCTCCTGAAGTGAGACGGGTAGTAGAGGACGTGAGAGCCTGTCGGGAGTCCATCCTCCAGGTCGCCCAGAAGCTCGGCCGCGTAGAGGAGGAAGAGTCTTGAGAGGTAAGAAAAAGACGGGGACACCCGCAACGGCTTCGAAGACTCTCTACTTTGGTCCTGAAGTCCAGGAGTCGATGATCAAATTTCACAGGGAACCCATTCTAGAGAACAAGGAAGACATCTACATACGCGAGATTATGCCTGCGTTCAACAAGCTCGTAGAGAACCTGATCTTCATCTACGGATTCTCAAAGGGATTCGACAGCGTAAGCGAAGTGAAGTCCGACTGTGTGTGTTTCCTGTATGAGAATATGCACAAGTTCAACCCCGAGAGGGGAACAAAGGCGTTCTCGTATTTCAACGTGGTCGCTCGAAATTGGTTGATAAACAATTCCAAGCGAAGACACAAGGACGACGTCAGGAGCGTGTCTATCGACGATGTCTCCAGACTCTCGGCAGCTGACAGGAGGACAATCTCTCACCACTCGATCGCCCACTCGCCAGATGACGTTCTCATCGACAAGGGTCGAAAACAGAGAATCCTGGACGCTCTCGATGACATCGAGGACGATATGGTCGAACCGCACGAGATCTCTGTCATAGCAGCGCTGAAGACAATTTTCGAAAATTCCGAGGAGATCGATCTCCTCAGCAAGAGAGCGGTGTTCCTCTACATTCGAGAAATTTCTGGCGTCAATCACAAGCAGATGTCTGCGGCGATGTCATCGATCAGGAAGAAGTATCGAGAAGTGAACAATAGGGTGGGAGGTATCTTTTGAAGAGCGCAGCAAAGGCGATGAAGGATCTCCAGAACAAAGAGTCGAAGATGAAAAATTTCGGAGATCTCATCGATTCAATCGAGTCCGCAGACGAGAAGAAGAAGTTTCTCTGGAAGCAGATTTATGAGAACGCTGTCAGCGATCGGGAGCTCGCGAGCGTCCTCTACACGCAGCTCTTCTCTTCGAGCTCGGGCTCGACAAATGATCACAATACTTACGGTCCAATGCTCGTCAGGTATCTCGAGAGAATGGGAAAGTGCACTGAGCAGCTCATCAAGCTTGCCGAGATGATCGACGACGCAGACAGGAGCACGACAGCTCCGGAAGACATGTATGACGCGATCCAGGAGAAGTAATGGCAGAATTTTCACAGACACCGTTCGAGAAGGGTGTCGTAGTTGCTGTCTACACGGGTCCTGATAGCTGGCCCGAGATCAGCAGCACGATCAAGCTCTCGGGAATTCAGGTTCAGCTAGAAAGATTGCCGAGAAATAGCGTTGTCGTGAGAAGAATTGATCGCGGTGCCGACCTCACCAACGGAGGAAAGGGATCGTACGCTGTCTGCTACCCGTTTCTTTCGTCCCACATACAGATGCCCGTAAAACCCGCAGAAACAGTCTGGGTCATCTTTGACAGGGACAACAAGAACCAAGGGTTCTGGATCTCCAGGGTCACTGGCGACGCTACTGCCGAGGATCTCAATTACAGTCATTTTGATAGAGGGTTTGTCGGTTCAGTCGAGAAAAAATCAATCGCCAACCCTCCACCGCCTCCTCCACTCGATGATTTTCCGAATAGCTCGCTTGCCAATGTTTCGGGAAGCAACCCTTACGACACCGTTCTTTCCGGTGCTATTGACTCCTACTCCTCGACGACCCTGCAACCCGTTCCGAGATACACAAAATTTCCAGGTGATTTAGTCCTACACGGTTCTAACAATTCTGCCGTCTGTCTGACTGTCGACCGCGGCTGGAAAGAGTCCGACAATCCGACAGTCTCGCCATCCATTTCTTCAAGACGTCCTCGTCAATTTTCTGGGACTGTAGACATAATCGCTGGAAGAAGTCGCTGGCTGTCTAGAGGGGAGACGGGTCGCACTGTTCCGCCCGTGAGACTCAACAGGAGAAATTTTCTCGAGGTCTCGAAGAGGCTCGAGGACTTTAGGTCATCGAAGAAAGCCGAGGGCGATCCTGACTTTTTCGATGACGCAGCAAGAGTCTATGTCAGCGAGAGCACCGACTTCGTCAGCAACTTTGATGTGTCTTCGGTCCTGCCGTCCCAGTTCGGTCCTGCCGCGCTTCCGTCTCCCACTTCCGCTGTCGTTGCAAAGGCCGATAACGTCTGCCTCATTGCGAGAAAGGACGACACTCACTCAATCAATGGCAGCGTGCACATCATCAAAGAGGGTGAGAAGGACAGCGATCTCTCTGCGATAATGATGACGTCGGAAGGAAACGTCAGGATAGCGGGAAATCAGATCTTCTTGGGAAGATCGACTGCCGACGGTGGTGAGGGCAGTGGCCCAGGGCCTGATGGATCACAACCCTATGTCAAATATCAGCAGCTCGAGACCCTGCTAGTGAACGTCATCAATGACGTCAGGACATTCTGCGACACCCTTCTCACTCACACCACACCAGGATACGGCGCTCCATCGCTGCAGATCAATAACGCAGCGACCGCCCTGAGATCCGCAATGGACGCGAGAGAGTCTGAGATACCTACTGTGAAGTCAACCAGGATTTTTGGAGAGTGAGATGCCGATTTCTACACCAGGCAAGCCTGCGCTAATGAATTCTGTCAAAGCGGCGTTCTCTGCTGCAAGGGACAGCGGGTCTCAAGACGGCGCAAATTCCGACGCTGTCATTGCGCAGCTGTCAACAGACATCACTGAGGCGATAGATGCGTACGTGAAATCCATCATCGTCCAGATAAACCCAGGTGGAATCACAGCTACCGGTGACGTAATAACGACTCCGCAGCTATCGTGAGCTTCACTTCGTCAATACATAGTAGTGACAAGGAGGTCCGTTGGCAACTGCAAAAGTCTATGACTTCCTCTCAGTAGGCGAGCGAGAATCGACTTACAGGAGAAGGACCAACGTCACTCAGCCACAGGTCCCAATCGGCATCAAGACTCCCTTGGAAAAGGGTCAGGATGCCGACGGACTTTTCGTGATGCACAAGAATCTCGAAGACACGATCAGTGATAACCTTCGAAATTTGCTGCTCACGAACCACGGCGAGCGCCTCTTTCGCTACGACTACGGTGCAAACCTTCGCGAGCTCGCTTTCGAGCTCGGCACCGAAGAAGGAGACACCGAAGCGATTCTCAGAATACGCGAGGCAGTCTCGAAATATCTTCCGTATGTGAACCTCCAGACTTTTGAATCGCGGCAGACTCCGTCGACATACACCGAGCCTTCGAAAGTGATCGTAAAAGTCACTTACAGCGTTCCTGGAGTGAGTCAGAAACAGAGAGTAATTGAAGTCATCATTTCGGCGGTGAACTAATGGCAGGCAGCAGAGGGACCACAGCACAGCTACAGAGAAACTTTCTCGCCAAAGATTTCGTAGACATTCGCGCCGATCTCACCAGATACGCCTCGACTTTCTATTCGGATCAGATCAAGGACTTCTCTGAGTCGGGCCTCGGCGGCATGTTCATCGACCTCGCAGCCTCCGTCGGCGACACTATGAGTTTCTACCTCGATCACCAGTTCAACGAGCTCTCGTGGACTGACGCCGTCGAGATCCAGAACATCGAACGTCACATCAACAACGCGGGCGTGAAGATCACGGGCGCGAGTCCCTCGACTGTCTCCCTCTCGTACTTCATCGAGGTCCCATCGACGCTGTCAAACGGTTCTTACGTCCCCCTCGCCACCGCGCTCCCCATCATCCAGGCGGGAACAGTCGCCGCGTCAGCGGGCAGAATCTCATTCACTCTGATGGACGACATCAACTTCGGCGAGACAGACACTGACGGATTCCTGAAGGCGACAATCAGGGTGGGTGAGACGGACGCTTCGGGAAACCCGGCGACCTTTGTCCTCTCTCGAACGGGCACGGCGACGTCCTCCACTCGCAGGAGCGAGACCTTCCCAGTCCCATCGGGATACAATCCGTTCTTCTCTGTCACGCTCACCAGCGCGAACGTGAGTCGCATAGTCTCTGTCACCGACTCCGAGGGGAACAACTACTACGAAGTCGACTCTCTCACGCAGGACACCGTCTACGCGCCCGTCACGAACATCACGCAGGACTATCAGCTCGTCTCCGACACTCTGGAGGTCATTCCCGCGCCCCGGCGATTCACGACCTCGACCTCTCTCGGCACGAGATCGACGTCCCTCACGTTCGGCGGCGGCGACAACGCGCTCACGGAAGACACTGTCTTTGACCCGTCGGACCTCGCTCTGCCCCTCTACGGTAGGAATCCCGTCGGCAGGTATTCCGTGGACCCGAATCGCCTGCTGAGGTCGAACACGCTCGGCATCGCGCCCTCCAACACCACGCTCACTGTCACCTACGAATACGGCGGTGGACTCGATCACAACGTCGCAGCAAACTCCGTGAGGTCGATCACATCCCTCAGTATGATCTTCCCTGGGATTCCGTCAAACTCCATCGCCGCCTCCGTCCGCGCCTCGACAGATGTCATCAACCCGAGCCCGTCATCCGGCGGCGCGTCCCAGCCCACGGTCGACGAACTTCGTCTCCAGATACCCGCATCGAGAAACTCCCAGCTGAGAGTTGTCACGAAGGACGACCTTCTCGCTCGAGTCTACACACTGCCCACGAAATTCGGCAAGGTCAGCAAGGCGGGCTGCCGAATGAACCCGAACAACCCGCAGGCGAAGACCCTCTACATTCTCGGTTTCGACTCGGCGGGCAGGCTCACGAGAGCGTCGGACACCCTGAAGCTGAACCTGAGAAATTACCTCAACGGCCTGCGCCTGATTTCCGACGCTGTCGACATCGTGGACTCTCCGATCGTCAACGTCTCGGTGAGAGCGTCGGTAATTGTCGCTCCGTCGGCAATCTCCATCGAAGTCCTACAGGCCGTCGCCGCCGCGATCAGGAACGAACTCAACGTTGCAGAATTCCAGATCGATCAGCCCATCATTATCGCCGATGTCGTGAGCGCGATCATCAACACGCCGGGCGTCCTCTCCCTCGTAAACCTGGAATTCTCCAACCGCTCTGGTAATGTGGGAGACACCGTCTACTCCGACTACCAGTATGACATCGAGCTCGCGACGACGCGGGGTATCATCATCCCACCCCCGGGCGGCATTTTCGAGGTCAGGTATCCAACCAGCGACGTCGTAGTCGCCTCCAGCTGAGGTCAACTTGATAGTCATCACAACAGCGAGCGCAGACACTTACATCACCAACAAACTCATCGAGACGATCCCGGCCGTCTCTGGTAATGTCGGTCGTGCGGGGACTGTCGACATTTTCAAACTCTACGACGAGTCGAATTACGTCACGGGCGCTCTCGAACTCTCTCGCGCTCTCATCAAATTTGACCTCGGACAGGTCGCTCTCCTCGCCTCATCTTCCATCGACATCGCAGACCCATCTTTCAGGGCCGTCGTGAGAATGCGCAGCCTGTCGGTCGGTCAGCCCACGCCGAGCAACTTCACGCTCGACCTCTACCCGCTCGCGAATCCGTTCGAAGAGGGAATCGGAAGGGACATCATTTCCTTCGCAGACGTCGACTACGCGAATTTCCTCCAGAGAATCTCAGGGTCATCGTGGAACGTCACGGGCGCCGCGGCGAGCGGCAGCCTGGGAGACTCCAACATCGACTACTTTGTGAGCGGAAACCTACAGGACGGCCAGGGTCTCACCTCCCTTCGCGTGAGTCAAGTTTTCCAGACGGGTCTCGAGGACCTCACGATGGACGTCACTCGCATCGTCTCTGCAACGATCGCGGGAGTCCTACCCGACAACGGATACAGGATCTCGTTCTCCGCAGCCCAAGAGTCCGACGGCGTGACAAGGTTCGTGAAGAGGTTCGCCTCGCGACACGTGAGAGACTTTTCGAACCGTCCGACTCTCACAATTTCCTACGACAACAGCGTGATCGACAATCACAGCTCGTCGTATTTCGACACTGCGAATTCTCTCGTGGTCCACAACACAGTGAGGGGACAGTATAGAAATTTCCTGTCAGGGACCGCGCTGACTCCCATCACGGGTCCGAACTGCGCCATTGTCAGGCTCGCGACGGGGTCCTACGTGAGCTACGTCACGGCGTCGCAGGTGGTGTGGGCGTCTCCAGTGACGGGAATCTACTCTGCGTCATTCACACTGCCAGCCGCGAGCACGGGCGTCATCACGGGCAGCGTCACCATCGCCGCTGCCCTCGCGGCGTCAGGGTCCATCACGCTCGACGAGCGCTGGACTTCGATCGATGGGACGGTGACTTTCTTCTCCGGGTCCATCACGGTCCAGGGAGTGAGCGCCGCCCCAGCGACCGGTGGACCTCGAAAACTGCGTCCCTCTGTCTTCTCCACCCCCGCGGGAGTCACTCGAGGAACGCCGGTCAGATTACGAGTCGCTTTCTTCGATGACTATGAGAATAACAAGGCGTCGAGGTTCCCAATAAGTCCCCGTCCGCTGCAGGTGAGCGAGGGGAGGCTGAGAATTCGCGACATCGTGACGGGCAGACTCCTGTTTGATTTCGATGATCCGGGTTCGAGACTCTCGTGCGACACAGTGTCCAACTACTTCGATATCCAGACTCACGGGTTCCCGCTGGGGATTCCCCTGTCTGTCGAATTCCAGTTTGACATTGACGGCCAGAGGGTGCAGCTGACGAACGTCCCGTACAGACTGACTGTGAGCGAGTAATGCCGAGAGTCAAGAAAAATATCGACTACACGAAGACAGACACGCTGCTCTCGCTACAGGGCAGCAGCACCTCTGCCGGTCTTACGTCCGCTGATGGCTACGATCAGGCGCCGAGCTCCGCGTCGTTCAGGTTCTCGCCTCCGGGGTCGCCCCTTCGGTCAACGCAGCAGCTCCCCGTTGACTGGTCCAATTTTGCGAATCACACGTTCTTCAGCTCGGCTGTCGCAAACGTGAACGTTGCGTTCGATAAGATCATCAACAATTTTCCCTTTGACGGCACATTCAGAGAGATAGAAGATTTTTTTGATACCCTGACTGGCTACGAAGCCTACGTGTTCAACCTCTTTCCGAAGTCACTCAACAGTCTTTCCTTTGTCGGTTCTTCTTACATCGATGTCACGGACTCTGCAGGCGCCCTGTATCCCGAGCTCTCGAGAAATATTACGGGCGCTTCGGTTCTTGACCCTGGACTTCTGTCGCTCTCTCTGCAGACCAAACTCTTCGTTCCCAACAGCAACAACGACAATCAAATAATTGCCCAGAGAGTGTCGTCAGGAAACGGATACACTCTTTTCGTGAGTCACTCAACGACCTCTAACGCTGAGGTGTATTTCAATTTCATTTCTGGATCGACGGCTCTATCCTGTTCTGCTCTCATAGAAAAGGGACGGTGGACTGACATAGCAGCCGTCGTCAATCGCAGACCCGGAATTCATCGATCGCAGATCTATGTCACCGGAACTCTTGCGGGAGAGTCGCTGCCTGTCAGCGAGACGGGTCTCTTTACTGTCCTCTCTTCACCGCTCTACATCGGGTCGGGATCCAATCACGGGACATTCACATTCAACCAGGCGTTCAGTGGCTCACTCGATGACTTCAAAGTCTACGTCGGAAATAGGACACCTGATGAGATACGGGCGGCTGCAACGGGTCCCGCGGAGGCCAACGAAAAACTTCGTCTCTACTACAAGTTCAATGAGCCGAGCGGATCCTACGACAGGAATTCATTCGTCATCGACTCATCAGGAAACGGTCTGCACTCGACAATCACGGGTTTCTCATCAGCACTGAGAAATTCCAGCGCTCAGACTGGCGGTCCCCCAAATTTTGGCGAGAGACCCTCCTACAATCCTGTCCTTTTCCCGGACTACGCAGATCTCATTACGATAAACTCGAATGCCCTAGAGTCTGCAAGAGACTATGACTCTAACAATCCTAACTACATAGTGAAACTCATTCCCGGTCACTATCTCGAACAGGAACAGCGCGCTGTGGGACTTCCAACCGTCGACGGAGAGATCGGCAGGGACTTTTCCGATGGCGGAGACCTCCCACGCGCAACGCAGCTCGGCTCAGTCCAGCTGATAACTTCGCTTCTGCTCATCTGGGCAAAGCAGTTCGATGAAATGAAAATGTTCATCGATCAGATGAGCAGGCTGAACGCTGTGGGATACACTGAGACGGGAGGGATAGCTGACACTTTCATTCCGTATCTGGCAAGAGAATTTGGAATAGAGCTGCCCAGGATGTTCAGCTCTCCAACATACTTACAATACGTTCACGGAGACAACATCGAAGCTGATACTTCTATCGGCACAAACCCACTCTACGAGCTCGAAGCAGACATCTGGCGTCGCATACTCGCGTCCTTGCCCACGATAATAAAAAGCAAAGGAACGACAGACTCTGTGAAGAGTATCATCAGGTCTGTCGGCATTGATCCCGATGTGACTCTCAGGTTCAAGGAATACGGCGGCACTAGATCGGGCTACATAACTGGCAGAAAATCTTCCAAGAAGCTGATGAGAACGCTCTCGAGCGGAAGTTTTCTCGTATCATCACCCCCTCTCAGCGCTTCAAGAGTCGAACCTGGTGTCCCTCTGCCGTCTGGCGGCGCAACGCCCACGTCCAGTGACGGGCTGCTGACGAGCGGAAGTTTCACTTTTGAGTCCCACTACTTACTGGACAGCTCGAATGTTGCCGATTCATCGCTCGTAAGACTCGCGACTACCGGGTCTTTCAACGACAAACCCCTACTCTTCAACGTGATTCTGCAGCAATCGGGCACGATCGGCGGAGTCAACGGAAATATCACACTGAGCGGTTCATACTCGTCGGACGCATCAAGTCCGCAGAGATTCTCTGTCGAACTGTCAAACCTCCCAGTGTTCGATGGATACCCATTCTACGTCTCTTTCGGTCGCAACAAGCTGTCTTCCGACACCAGCGAACTCTTTCTGAGATTCGGCAAGAGCATCGGTCAGAACCTCTTCGTCACAGAGTCGGTCTCTACGATAGTCATTCCGCCGTCATCTGACGTCCTGTCCAGCGTAGACTCTGTCAACAACGCAAGCGGAGCGTTCTTCGAGATCGGAAACTCGACGGTGACAGCGAACGCGTCAAACAAATTTCTCAACTACTCCGCCCTTCCAGCGAGCTCGAGACTCGCAACTTTCGGCGGAAAAGTTTCGCAAGTGAGGTTTTGGTCAAAATACCTCTCCGGCAGCGAGTGGAACGAGCACGTGAGAAACCCGTTCAGCCTCGGCGTCAAGTCACCGTCTGTCAATTTCAACTTCGTGACGTCCGAGTCGGGATCGTTCGAGCGACTGCGGCTCGACTGCGGCTTCGATCAGCCCATCACGGCATCCGACGGCAGCGGAAACATCACGCTCACAGACTTCAGCCAGAATGGGTTTCACCTCTCTGGAACCGGATTCTCCCCGAGCTCGCCCGTCATCGGCGGCTTCGAGTTCCTGTCAAACCCCATTGACCCATACTTTGACGAGTCGTCCACTGACCAGAAAGTTCGAGTAAAATCTTGGGAGACGGAGTCCAACGTCGAGAGATACGGCGGTCGACTCGGCGCGACATACACGATCGATCCTCACGAGAACTCTGTCGATGACAACAGGTTCGGCATAGAGATCAGCGTTGCACGAGCGCTGAACGAGGATATCGTGCTGATGCTCGGCGGTCACGAGCCCCTCGACAATCTCTACGGAAATTCGGCAGACGCTTTTTCGCTGGAATACACGGGCGAGAGACACCTGCGAGACATCTACTTCAATCGTCTCGTGGACGCTCCCGTCTACAACAACGTCTTTCTCTTTGCAAAGTGGTTCGAGCTCAATCTCGAGCCGCTCATCGCGCAGATGCTGCCGTTCAACACGAATTTTCTCGGCAGCAATTTCGTAATCGAGAGTCACGCTCTCGAGAGAAAGAAGATCAAGTACGGGTGGTCAGACATCTACCTCGGTCGAGAACAGCGAAGCCTGTCTAGAGCCGAGTTTGAGATTATGGGCGACGGAACTTCTGTCACACTTTCTGCAGAAATGAGGAGGGCATAGTGTCAACCATCACGAGCCTACAGGAGATTGACTCAGACACTTACCGTGAAGGTGTCAATATCCTTACCTATCAACAGTTCTTGAGGTCTCCGATTGCCCGTATGAGACCCAACTCGCCGGACATCCTTGTCCACGCGGGTCGACCGGTGAGCGACAATTTCTTCGATGAGAACCTGCTCGATATGGGAATGGCGGGCTCGATCACGAACGCGCCAAGTCCCTACATGGAAGTGCGGACCCTCGGTGACGCTGATCCCGGATTGCCGGGATTCACTGATATGACCGACTTTCAGCCCGTCGCCTACCTTCTCGACGAGGGCACCGTGATGTATCCGTTGGTGATGAACGCTGGCGGGTTCTCAGATCCCATAAGGTCGAGCGGAATCGTTGGCATGTTCGAGTCGAGGGCTGAGATTGCCGTCGTCAATCCGACTCCCGGGTATGCAAAGCGCGGCGTCAAGGCGTCGCCCTGCTGGACTGCGGAGGGCGCAGACAGGAAGAATTACGCTATCGAGCAGCTCGTTCCGCGGTCGTACTCTGCACAGGAAGAGAAGTCACCCGCTTTCTTCGAAGTGGGAGCAGAAGAGATTTTCTGCCTTCTTGGGACGGTGACTTATCCCGACACGCTGCCCACCCCCGCTCCATCGTTCGTCGACTCCTGTGACTCTTGTCTCGGCAGCTCGGTGAGAGATCCGCAAATCTCTGCCGTCCTCTCCGCAGGGACGCCGGGCAGTCCATACATACAACGAGACAAGGTATCATCAACTGCGGGATGGACGATTCTTAACAAAGCGAACGGAACCGATTCAATAGTGTATAGCGACAGGACGTAAAATGGGAAAATTTGCAGGCGAGCTCGAACCCCTTCTCGATCTCAGAGAACCCTTTGCAGTGGACTTGCGAGGTAAGATCTACAACCTGAGCTCGAGCCTTGTCCTGCAGCAGAGTCTACTCTACCCTTCCACGAGCCTCGCAGACGGGACAGCGTTCACTGGTGGGACAGGGACTGCCGCTACATTCGACCCAGGCAGCACGGGACTCACTCCCACTCCGAAGGGTCTTCTCTGCGGGACAACGAGCACAAAGTTCACGCTGCCGTCACCCATTGCCGACTGCCTGAGCTTCGCTGCCCCCGAGCTCACGCTCTCTGTCTGGGTGAGTGGGTCTCTCCACTCTACGAAGGTCGGTGATCTTCACGAGAAGAGTTTCATCCAGTCATCTGGGTCTCTCGGCGTGCAGTTTCTCATCGGCAACTGGGACACATCCGCGCCGCCGACAGCATCGCACTTCCTTGCCGCAGTCTACAGCAAGCCCTCGACAGCAGCCGCGATGAACGTTGTCGCGTCGACTCACAGGACGGCGGGCAAGACGGGTCCCGCAGTGTGGGGATCGAACACGAGAATGGGATACCACGGTAGGACCGTGCAGGTCACTACGCCGCTGTCAGACAACAACAACCCGTTCGACGCCTCGAGACCCGGCTGGCACCACGTCGTCTATGTCCAGCGCGCCGCCCGCTCACCCGTCATACCTCCGACGCAGTTCCTCTTCAACCAGGCGACATCTCCCCTGCTGAACACCTCACAGACGGGAGACGAGGGTCGCTGCGAGATGTGGTTGGACGGCGAGCTCGTCTACACGACACCGACCTGGGGTCCGTTTCCTGAGGGTCACTCGCCATATTTCTACGAGGACGGGCTCGCCGGACTCAACGGCTCGACGACATCGAGGTTCCTGGAGACAACGACGGACTCGAGCCTGTCCAACGCGACGACGGTCGAAAATAGGGTCCTCCGCCAGGCCGCGCCTTCTGCGTTCCTCTCCGGCAGCTCGGCAAACGGCGACGCGACAGCCCAGCTCGCAGTCTGGCGCCGAGCTCTCAGCGGAGAGGAGATCGCAGCGATCTATCGCGGGACCACCCAGGGAGTCTACACGACAGTCGGAACCTCGTTCAGCTCGGCTCCCAAGCGCCTCATCGGACAGGATCCGGGCAGTCCGCTCTCGACTGCGAGGAATGTGGGATTCAGCGACGGCGCCGGGACTGGAAAATCTCCAGAATTTCGTGACCTATCGAGCGGACTCGAGAGACTTGCGGGATCGACTTACCAGGGAAATTTCCACTACAGCCCTTTCGGAACATCGACACCCCTCTCTCTCACATCGGCAGTGATGACAGACGGCAGCACGATCGTCGGGTCACCTGCGAAGGTCTCAGCCTTCAGGGACGTGAGCGATCCCACTCAGGGAATTGACGACCCTGAGTTTGTCATTCCGTCCGGATCTGCAGTCATCAGGATTTCCATTCCGAACACCGATCCGAACGTTGCAGCGGGTCGCGCCCACAACTCTGGGACAGTCGACACGTTCAGCTCGCAGGTGGGACTCGACGCTACGGGATCGATGTGTATCGGCACGGGATTCCTCTACTACAGCCCGAAGCTCAAGAGGTGGGTCGAGAAGAGGGCTGACGGCGCAACGTCCTTCACATCCGACCGCCGCCTCGTGATCGACTCAACGTCAGCATCAAATTTCATCTTCCAGGTCTCTTCGAGCCGTGACACCACAGTCAGCAGCTACTACAACAGAACGATGGTGAAGGCGGGCGGGACTCTCTCACAGTTCTCGTGGTCTCCGCAGTTCGGATACTTCTTCAACCACGTCGAGCACCTGCAGCAGGTGGGATACAGTCGGATCGGCTGGCCCACGAGCTTCTTCGGCGCCCCAAACGCTCCCAAATATCACGCCTACGATCACGAGACCATCAAGCTCAGCGACTACATCGATAGACCCTTCCTTCTCAAGAGGGTCGAACTTCGAGTTCCCGTGAAGTCAGAGAGGTATTTCGGCGCCAACGATTCCTACGACAACGGCGACGCGGCCTACAATCAGCAGGTGACCAACAAGAAGGACATCGACAATTACGTCTTCTTCCTCTATCGCCAGCGCCGAGTCTCGAGAGATCGCGACGGCTACCTGGACAGGGGAACTTCGAAGCGCTACCTCATCGCTTCGGCGTCTGTCTGCTACTACAACTCTGCGTCTTTCGGCGGCGCCTTCAAGGACGGATTCTTCACGCAGTCACGCTGGACGTCGACTGACGCCTGGGTCCAAGCGCTCAGCGGGGCGCTTGCGAGGCCCGGAGACACGTTGGACTATTTCAGCCAGTCTCTCACGCAGATTTCAGGCAACAATCCCATCCTCCACACACCACAGTATGCAAAAGAGTGGGGCGAGGACAGGTTCACGGGCGGAAGTTATCAGTCGACTGAACTGTTTGCAGAGACAACGACGCTCAATCTCACGATGTTTCCGACGGTGGTTCCTGACTGTCAGGTGTCTCCGAGTCTCATACCGTTCACCGGCTCAGGAATCGCTCTTGACGCCAACGCATTCAGCGCCCGCGAAGGCGGCAGCGTAGTGGCGGGTTCGATAATTGGAATTTCGGGCGGTATGTACGTGACATCAGGAACTCGATCATCTCCGTCATCAGCAAATCCTGCACCCTATCTTGCGCTAGTATCTCAGCGCTGGTTCGGCGGCAGTCGACCCGCACAAATTGCTGCGTCGGAAGCCGTTGACCCGTACGACACCGTCAGGCTTCCAACAGACACAAACGATGATAGTTATGTGGAAGGAAGCGTGGATTACAACATTGTGAATACGACCTCCTGGGTCGACGACGTCGTCGACCCAGGAACGTTTGTGAAAGTGTTTTTACCTAGTTCCGGATATCGCATACGACTCAATCGCGGTTCATTCCAGTCCCAGGGTCTGAGTCTCATCCCTCTTGGATACTCTGGATCGGCAGATCCGACAAAATTCATGACGCAGATGTCGATCGATCCGCAGAACGCAAACTCTCCCGTCCCAGCAGGCGGGCGCGCAAACGTCTCACTGCGCGGTCGGCAGACAAATTTCGATGATCCGAACGGTTTCACGACTTCTCACGGCAACACATACGGTGGATACTACGGCTGGAGGTTCATCTCCAATTTCCAGATTGGAGACTTCAACGAGCGTCAGCAGTATTCTCCCACGCTTCTCGATCCTCACGACGAGCTCGTCATTGGTCTCGACGCAGGGACGTTCGGACCACCCGATCTCGATGCGGACGACCTCGTGGCAGACAACGCGGGACCCACGACCGGATACACTCCGGCGGGTCTGCAGCCCGGCGGCACGAAGCGCGCTTTCAAGAACACGCACCTCAAAGAGGACTACAGAAAGACACTGCCCCACTCGAGGCTGAAAATCCTCACTGGCGAGGCGGAAATCGTCCTCATCGGAGACTTCTTGCAGGACCAGACACCTACCGCCGTCCCGAGGTCGACTCCCACCGGAGAGGGGATCACCCGAGTGGTCGGCGACGATCCTGTAGTGGACCAGAGTCTGCTGTTCAATCTCGACCTTCTCAGTGGGACTCTGTATTCGAAAATTTTCACAGGTTCGGAAGGGCCGCAGGGTCTCATTGACGGACAGTCGTCACCTGACTCTGCAAGAAGGTTCTTCCGCGACGCTGGCAACAGGCGAGGGATCTAGTGGCGTCCAATTTCAGCAATTACTTTCAGAAGGCGTACACGCGAAAGCCGCACTTTGACGAGCTCGTCTACGGCTTCAACGGCACGAGCGGGTCGCAGCGAATGGACGGCTCGAAGCAGGCCGTTGGATACGTCGACTATGTCGGCACGGGCATTTCGATTACCAGATCGACCCTGAACAATGACGGATTCTCCATCACGGGATCCTATTACGGGACACCCACGACCCACATTTCAGACGTGAAGATCGACGTTGACAACAGCTACACGGACGGTCAATACTACATTTCTTCAAGCAATGAAGTCTGGCTCAGATTGAACGCTAGCGTCATCTCGGGATTGACCATTCGTCCAGATTCTTTGATGAGTTATCTTGCAAGCGTGATCAACATTCACAGGCTCTCACCCAGCAACACGGGACCTCCGATCATCGCCACTAGCAGTGGGTCGTCTCTGATTCTCACGCAAGTAGATCCTGGACCCGCCGGCAACGTCTGCATGGTCACTAATTTGGGACTGTCCGCTGACTTTGAATTTACCGATTTCTCGGGAGGCGACGGCATCGGCGGCGGTCCCTACGCAATTTCCTGGGCGCCCGTGACAGGAACAGCGGTCGCAACAGGAGTCAGAATAGAGTCTTCCTACGTTCTCTCCCCCGTCCGTCACGGACAGCTCACAGACACATTCTACGCACCACCAGATCACTACGTCTACGGTCCGCGCGAGGTCCCACTCGTAAAGTCAAATTTCACGGGCTCGATCGTGATCTCTTCCAATCGCGACGAACACTCTCGCATCTTTTCGAGATATCAGGACGGTGACCCTGGCGAGTCTTACACGCTAGCAATCGATCCTACATTCACGCCGCTCTCATAATTCACATCCCTTGCCTTTGTAGTACAATGGCAAGGGACTAGTTATCAGCATGGCTGGAATACTCGACGGCAAATCTAGAATTATGGACGGGCAGCTCACTCTGCGGGGTCGAGCTGCTCTTGTCGCTGGCGGCATCAACGTCAAATACGTCTCATTTTCGGACATCGGCGCCCACTACGAGGACGCGGGAGACGGCACGGCAGCTACCCCGCTGTCAATCGGAATGGAGGCATTCAGCACTTCCAACGACGAGATTACCGTCACTTCCGATGAGTATGGGACGCAGAACGCCTTCTCAGGCAACGGATACGGAATCCTGAGAAACGGTGAGATACAGAGCGATCTGACATCTTCCATTCTGACGTTCCTGTATTCGGGCTCTCTGGAATCATTCGACAACCAGCGACTCATCTCCACACGAGACGTTCTCTTCGATGACCCGGGACTTGCGATAAGTCCAGAGTCGTTATCTTTTCGTGTGACAGACACTTCTCCATTTTTAAAAGATGAACCCAGCATCGCGTCAGTGGATCAAATTGAAGGACTGTTTGCAGACAAGCGTCTCAGAAGGTCAAAAAGATTTCTCTATCTACCCCCGATTCAAAGAACGATCTCGACAGTTGGCAATGAAGTCCAGCTTGGAAACTACGTAGACATTCGAGAAAAAGCTATTGACGAGCAAGAGCTTGAGCAGACAATCGCCACGTTGCCCCGACAAAGCATGAATTTTTCCAAATACACCAATAGGAACGAGTTGGCCATTCAGCTATTCGAAAGTTCTAGCGCTGGCTTGATAAAGCTGGACATAGTCAACTACGGTCATCTTGAAAAGAAGGACGATTCTGGAAAGCAGAGAGATCTTTACTTTGTTGGGAAGCTTTTAGAAGACTCTTACGGAAATCCTACTTTCGTGAACTTGTTCGACTTGGTGATAAAGTGAAAGCTCTAATTCGCAATGTGGAAAATTTTCTGAGAATAGAAAATCCACCCTTCAGAGATGCTGCTATCTTCGAAGAAGATCAAGTTAGCAAGATAAGGTTCACCATCAGATTCGCTTTCAATGCAGTGATCGCTGCAAATGACGGAAACCCCACTGTCAAACTAAGACTTCTTAGGACGCAATCCTCTCTTTCGAGATCCTTGGTAGCATCGAAATATTTTTCGCTTAAAACCATAGGAGAAAGGGCGAAATTCTACTCCGAGATAGACGACGCAGATGTCATCTACACACAAGACTTCAACATTCTCAGATCGCTACCAGACGACAAGTTGTCGTCTCTAAAAAATGGACTCCCCATCAATTACGAATACACTACCAGCGTTCAAGTTGTCTCCGATTCCCTAGAAACAGAGAGCGAAGACCCACTTGCAACCAGAAAGTATCTGATTGGTCTACTAGAAAAGGGAATTGATCCTGCAGCAATAAGCGAAAATTTTCCTGTCATTGACGCTACAAGGGGAATCGAAGATAAGCATACTGCTAGTAGAGAGTCGAACTATACGAGACAAGTTGAGAAAAAAAGCTCGCAAACACTGAGCAGCGTCAACAGTGAATTTGCTCTTTTTGAACAAGAGGTCGTTATGGATCTCGATAAATTTTCTAAAGCAACAGTCTACGAATTTTTGTATGCTGGATTTCGAGAAAGAAGGCCCACAAGAAGTAGAGTTCTCATCAACGTTGACACTTCCAGTATCATAGCAAAAATTCGCGGATACACCGAGACGACTCAGACTAAATCATTCGAGAAAAGAATAGATTCTGTTTATGCAATTGTTCCTGACGCATTCACCGAAGCAAGACTCTCAGTTCCTAAGATTAGCAGAGTTGTCAAGTTGCTAGACTCAGGAGAGTATTCTACAAATTTTACAGGATTGATATCAGGTCGCCCGTCTTCTTCAAATGGAAGAAGCAAATTCACTGCAAGGCAAGAGCCCGATATCTTTCCATTCTACATTCAGGAAAACGCTGGTGTAGTTGAAGCAAAGATAGACAGACTACCACCTGAAACGATAAGAGTCGATGTTCTTGCCAGAGTCTTGTCAGCAGGACAGGGAAGATATTCAATAGTCGGAAGCTTATCAACAGGATTCTCAAGCTCCGTATCTATTCCCCTCAATCTTTCAGCGAATGACGCGAAATATGAAATCAGAATTGCTGCTTGTGACATTCATTCGAGAGTAACACAGAGTAGCAACTCTATCATCTATGATAGCAAGCGAACATTTTCCGGAGCGACCCTATCTGTTACGTCACCAGAAAGCGCCGGACAAAAAAGAAAAAAAGTTTTTGTAAGTGCTACTCTCACGTCATCTGGAAGACAAGACCTCGTCAATATCATCGAGCAATTGAGCTCCGCCGGGATAAGCAGCGACATAATCACGTCGATAAAAAATGATCCAACATCATACTCGCAAATTTTCTCATTCAGAGCTGAAATCATAACGCTTTCCGACGGAAAGCAGACATTTTCGCAAGAATTCTCGCCTGGAAATGCTGCGGCTGCTGTCGAATACTCGTTCAACTCAACTGATCCAGTTGGGACTGTTCTCACGATTTCTCTTGGCATGAAGTCTCCTGATGCACTCGTACCTGCACAATCTAGATACAGGTTCGGAAAATTTGCAGGCAGGTTTAGACAGTCTCAGCCATCAGCTGCTTCTATTGAAAGAAATCAAAAGTCTGGTGAAAGTTTCGATTACGTTGACACAGGAATAAAAAAGACAATTTTGATATCGAATTCAAGTCAGCCAGACACCATCAGCAACATAGAGGTCTCAAAAACATTTCGCAGCTCCGTTCTTCTAAGCTGGAAGTATGATGGACCCGTTCGAGAAGTAGATCACTTTCAAGTCTTCGGTTCGTACGAAGGGTATGAGTGTTTACTGGGCTGCTCTTTTCTTTCTCTTTCCTTCGAAGACAAAATTCTTGCGAATAGAGTCGGGTCTGTCACCTACAGCGTAAGACCGATCTTTCTCAACATGGTCCCAGGAAATCGAGCGTCGATAACTATCAAGAATGAAAAATCTCTACCAGACATACTAGACAGCACGTTCTCACAAGGAAAATCTTGGTTGCCAATTACTTACGAATCAGAGAGAAAAAAGCAGGCAGAGTCTGATTTTGAAGTGAGACAATCGCAAAACGACCTTGTAGTGTCGCCAAACTCCATAAAAAGAAAATTTGTGCAGCGAGTTCCTGCAAGAAGCAAAGGAGGACCAAGCTAAATGGCTGTCAGCAAAGTAACAGTTGGATCTCTAATAGCAGTCCAGTCCGACAAGCAGATAATTCAGCAGCTTCCTCTGGAAAGTTTACCAGAAAAATCATTATCCACTGCGCTTCCGCCGAACGTTCCCATTCAAGCAGACTCATACTTTGCTAGAGAATCTATCGGTTCTGTAGCTACGGAGTCGAGCTTTGGGATAACTTTAAGAGACACGACTAGCATTCCTCTACAACCAGCAGTCAATTCTGTCGGCAAAGATTTCTCGCTTTCTGTTGAAAGACCACACATTCTCGTGACGGCCGATATCGCACCTTCTTTTTCTGCAGAAGACAGAGCCAGTGCTGTCGAGTCTATAGAACAAAGTCTTGATGTTCTCAGGATAGATCAAGATCTAAATGACGCAGACTATGCATATCTAATGGGCAAAATAGAGAGTGAGAATGAAGGCACAATTGCAGATTTGAAAGATGCGCTTTCAAAGACCCAAGAAAATGTTGAGAAATTTCTTGATTCAATCTCTAGAATGTCAGCAGCAGGGTTTGAGTTCTCTTACAGAATGGATTTTACGAAGAACTGGGAAAATTTTGTAGACAACGTAAATGAAAAAAGAAAGAGATACTCAAGTAGATTCGACAGTCAGCAAGAAGCAATTTCTTTCGACAAGGAAAAAGATACCAGCAGCTCGATAATTTTGAAAGCGCAGAATGGTTTGAATGCTATTGATACAACAAGACCAGAAGCAGAAGTTATTCAACGATTGATCAACGAAGGAACGGTTCATTCAACGTTGACAGTTACTACAGTAGCGGGCTCTAGTTACGATTCTTTGAATTCTCTGCAAAAATTTGCCGTGTGCTGTGAAGTCATTTCGAAATTGTTCTCATCAGAATTCACACGCCTAAAATTCGGTGAGAGATCTTCACGAAATGTGACCCTTCCAATAGCTGCAGATTCTCGAAATCGTAAATTGCTGTTTGAAAGCAAGAACTTTCTACTTGATGAAAACTCTGGCCCTTTATCATCGGGACGCGCTTTGTTGAACGTCGAGAATAGACTCTCCATGCTAGATCTACAGGAAGAGTTAGCATCATCCATCGGGGATTCCATCGATAGCTACGAGTCTTCTTCGTCGTTGAATGAGACAATCAACAATTACGATTCCATTGCTTCTCCGATACTCGAGTCAGCAATTCGTAGCTCAACAAACAGTGCTTCATCTTTGAAAAGAATATCCGAAATCTATGATTCGATAGACGAAATTACAAGACACAAGCTTGCAACGGGTTTCCCAAGAGAGTCTTGCACGTCAATTGATCTCTTCCTGGAGTTTCTTTCATTTTTGAGTGATTGCTTTCCTTCATATCGGGAAAGCAATTACGATACATCATTCGAAGAATATGAGATGATCAATGCTTGCCTGATTTCTCTTGGGACAAAAAGGAGCGGAGCGGACGAACAAATATCAGGACTCGTCAGAGGAATTTTGCTTGCCTCTGCTCTCGATGATGAGTATTCATGGGCAGAGCCCGTTGCTTTTGATACGGTCACAAATATTGAAACTGTGACATCTGTGGATGGAGAAGAAAAAAGATCGCAAACAGCAACTGGTCAAGTAACTTTTCAAGGCGGTAATCCCAGCGTTTCAAAGAGCTTCTTTTACGGTCCACTGTATGGAGAGGAAAAGAGAAGAAAATTGATTCCACCAATGTCCAGAGCTTTTGCATCTGAATGGCTCAAAAACGCAGACGAGGCCGCGATAGACGGCGACGGTTACTTTCCAAGATTTTTTACTTACGGGATATCAGAAAGAACAGATTTCGATGAGATAAGAAGAAGCAAGCAGAGTAATACTTCCGTGACAGTCGAAGTAAGAACTTCGCGTGGAGGGTTGAGCTATGAGCTGCCGGGAAACAGCAGAACATTTTTCAACAAAAACTTGCCATATGATGAAGCTAGAATTCTTTACGTTGACAGAGGGCGTAGAGAAGGAGAGTTAGACGAAACCAGAAGCGTCACTGTTGCTCCGCTCGACAAGCTCGAGCTCGCAATGAAAGTCTTCGGAAAGTCCAGAAAAAGCTTGCTGTCAACGTCAATTAAAGACTTGTACTCAAGGATCGTAAAAAAATTCAACGAAGCTTTCAAACTGCAAGATCAACCGAGCTCTTTCTTAGAACCGCAGACAAAAAATGTCATATCAAAAAACTCGGTCTACGATCTCATTTACGAAGCAATCGCAAACCTGGTGTTGTATTTTGTGGATCCTTCAACGACTTTAGACGCATATCAAGGAACAACTACACGTTCGAGCGAATCTGAAATCACAGCAAAAATTTACTACCACCCAGGTTACTATCGGGTCGTAAGAGAGTCGACAGTCTCGAACCCAGACGCAACAGACTACTACGCTTGGTGGGAAGCAAAAGATTCGTTGTGGTATGCGGAGCAACTGTCAAGCATTGCTGGAGATGTGTCGTCCAGACTTAGCGATCTGGAATCATCCAGAACTCGCACTTTTGGAGAAACATCATTCAAGACTCAAATTCCGTTCGTGAACGACCTGACCAACAAAACAGTAGTCGATACTCAGTCGAAATACACACCAGTCGCGATACTTCAACTGGTCAGCGAAATCGCCAATTCATCAGCTTCAATTCTTGAATCTACTATCAATAGAGAGCTAAAAGTTCTGAAAGAAACTGATATCGCGCTAACGCAAGAAGAAAAAATCGACTCTCTAAAGAGTCTGACGCCAGCTTCAGTCAGCGCCTCACGCCTGAAGTACCACATGTCCAGAAAATTGACGATGAGAGAATTCGAAAATCGTATTGAGAAAAAGTCTGTCCTGCTGGACATATCGGCTGCAAAATGGTTTTTTAATTGCTTTCAAGAGACTACCGATGTTTCCAGAGTAATTGCTGTCGGCTTACCCCATGGATTCTATGACAAGATTTCAAGACAGGCACTGGAAGTCAATTCTTTTGATCTGACTTTGAAAAACCCTGACAAGACTAGAAATTATCGCTACTACAAAGTCTCTGCAGATGTCCAGTCGATGTTAAGTGAAGCGAACACTAGAACGACTGGAATGCTAGCAGCATTTCATCCGTACATTCACATCGAACAGTACGATCTCTTCACTGATGAAGATTTTGTAGACTTCGGACAGCCAGGCTATGAACTTTTGGTCGTGCTAAGACTCGGTAGAAGGTTCAACATCTACCATTACGACGTCTTGAATGGAAAGTGGAAACTTTCGACTTTGCCGGAGCTATCGGATTTTTTGTCATCCATCGGAATAGTGAATGCCGAAGAGCAGCAAAAAATACTGTATTGTCATGTAATGGACTCTGTTCTAAGGTCGACATTCAGGATAACATCTGGTATGGAAATTTCTGCAGATTCTTTGGGAACTCCATTAAGAGAAGGCAGCAGAAGCGATATGAACGTAGCTTTGCGAATAATGCAATCTGGATCAGGGACTCTGATACCCAGAGGAAACATGAAAGCAGCAGATTTTTTGACTCGGAATTTGAACGGAAATTACGGAATAATTCCATACTCAAGACTTAGAGGAGAGTCGATGAATTCGACGAATCCTTCCGATCACAGTCTTCTTGTTAGATTCTTGAAAACAAGAATCTTCACGAAGTCTTCTCTTCCAAGAGAAGTCATAGTTCCTTCCGCTTTCGAAAGAGTCTACTTTTTCAACGTCTTTACGTTGATCCCAATAGACGCAGCTATTCAAATTTCGTTCGAGGCAGAGGTCCCGAGAGAAGCTGATGTGGGAACAGGAAGCAGAAGGAATAGAAATGGAAATAGACTTTCGCAAGAGTCTTTCAGTGACTTGAGCATTGAGACAGAGTCAACTGCTACCGAAGAGTTGACCAGAAGACAGCTGGAAATAGAAAAAATTGAGTCTGAAATTGAAGCAGGAAACTTTACAGGTGGACGTGGCTCTCAACCGGGTCCACGAACCCCCATGGGTCTTCCACGTCCACGAATTCCCAGCGACTTCGTGGAAGACGATCCACGCAATGTCGGTTCAGGTCGCAGCGACCTGAACATTCAGGAATTTATCAGCGACGGCGGCGCGGCAGGCAATAGCCTCACGAATAGAGATCGAAATAGCTCACGTGGTAGCGGTTCAGCATCCGCCGGCGGAGGGCCGTACAATCCCGGAACTGGCAGAATATGATTGGAGAATGAAATGACATCAATCAAGTCCAACAAATCGATTATCAATTCACTGTTTTTGTCGCCTTCAAATCTCAACGCAAGATTTGACTATTTGAAATATTCTACTGACGAGACAATCAGCGAATTTGCCGAAGGGCTCAGAAAAGTGAGTTTGTCATTCGGAATGCCGCCCGCGGTGAAAGTTGACTCTACCGAAAGATGGAAAGAATTTTTTCAAGGCACACCAATTCATAGAATCGGTGATTTATCTTCAAATTTGTTCACGTGTCTCTCGGTGAAAGACACAGCTCTTCTTAAAAGAGCGCAAGATTCGTTTCTGAGATCTTGCAAACTTAGATCGATCGTAGGCAGTCTCAGTGATAAGTCATATGCTCTCTCAGCAGAACTAAGTCTCGAACGTAATGGACCGTCATCTGAAGAAATACAAGCGATCGCGTCCAGTGATCAATCTCGTGGGCTGATCTACTACAGCGTCGATAGAGTCATTCAATCGACAAGATACTCTAAGGCAAACGGAATAAATGTCAGCGCTACGATAAGTAACAAAGTCATTCATGAAATTGCTTACAAAACAGAAGAGATAAACTACAAAATCTCTCCTACTTCGATAGGTTTGCTGGCAAACGAATCTACTTTACAGAAACAGTTTGAGGAGAGAAGCAGGGGCAGCTCTTACTTTCCAGGAGAAATAGAGACGTATTTCGAACCAACAGAAAGAGCTGCTCCAGAAGAAAGAACTCTGATCTGCTTCTTGATAGAGAGGTCTGAAAATCTGACCAGCGGAGAGAAGAACAAAGTTCTTTTCTATTCGCCTCCGACTGTAGGGCTATTCGTCGATACGAGTGTAAGATACGGCTCATCGTACACTTACACCGTAAGCGCAGTCTACTCTGCAAAGGTAGAATCTATTTCATCGCTGAGTAACTCTTTAGAAGAGTATGAGATTCTTGTAAGTTCTCTTCCTTCCAATGTCGCTACCGTTTTCACGATTGAGAAAGTGCCACCCCCGCCACCAGTAGATATCAGATTTAGATTTGACCAGACTAAAGGCGAATTTTCTGTAAGCTGGGAGTTCCCGGTCAATAGACCACAGGATATTACAAGATTTCAAGTCTTCAGGAGAAGAGACGAAAACGAACCGTTTTTGCTTTTGAAAGAGTTTGACTTCGACGTCAGCGAGAGAACTTTTTACAGACCCGATGCACCGCTTCAAGTGAACGTTGCTAGATCGGAATTTCCAGTTCGTCGATTTATCGACAGGGACTTTGGTAGATCTTCAAAATACATCTACGCAATCTGCAGCGTAGATGCTCACGGATACGTTTCTAATTACTCCTCGCAGTATGAGGTTTCTTTTGACTTGAGAAATCGAGGACTAAGAGTCAAGTGTCTCTCGCCGTCTGGCGCTCCGCGACCGTATCCCAACATGTATTTCGACACTATCACGCCCCTTGTCGAAGACTCGATAACTCGAGGTAATATTTCATCAGTAGATTTTGTTTTTGACCCCGAATACCTCACTGTGCTAAAGGGAACGAGCAACATGAATTTTTTGAAGTATTCTGACGAAGCAAAATACTACATGAGCGTCCTAGATACTACAAGAGCGGAACAGATCACTGTTCCTATCGAGATCGTAGAAGACAGAATAGACCCGCTATCTGCGGACGGCATTTGAGCCAAGACTCGATTTACAATCTCTACGCGAGTTGAAAAGTAGAGGATAGGAAAGTCAATGGGTTTTCTAGACAATTCGAACGCCAACATCATCGTCGACGCGGTCCTCACGGATCTCGGCAGGCGTCTCCTCGCAGCGAACGACAACTCTTTCTCTATTCGGAGATTCTCGCTCGCGGACGATGAGGTCGACTACGGAATCATCACGCAGTTCGGTCTTTCAGTGGGCAAGGAGAAGATCGAAAAGAACACGCCGATTTTCGAAGCCCAGACAAACGCAGACCTCGCACTGAAATACAACTGCGTCTCTCTCAGCGCCGTCGCCCTGTCGAATTATCCGACCCTGTCTCTCGCCAGCACTGGCGGAGCCACTATTACGGGTAATGCAGTGAGTATTATCGCGTCATCGGTCCAACCATTCACGCAGGTGCAGGTCTCGCAAAATCCTCCTTCCGGCCTTGCAACAGTGAGCAGCGAACTGAGAGAGGACGGTTTCTACGTGAAAGTCAATCGTAGATTTCTTTCTCTTGGTTCTCGACCCGAATACTCGCAGCCGAACGGAGTTGACGTGTATCTATCAACGGCTACCAACGGAAGTTCTGGTAATCCGACTTCGACATTCAGACTCGCAACGGTTCTCGCCAACACGAGCTCCGACTTCACTACATTCGGCAACGGCTCGACAATCATCACGCCAGTCAAGATTGTCGGGGTGAGGACGGGCATCACGATAGACCTCAACGTCAGCATCGCCAAGAGCAGCTGATCGGAGTCATAGCAGATGGCAATTTTCAAGGATCTCGACATCAGCACAGACATCACGACTGCGAGAACACAGCTCGCGCAGCTCGTGGACATCGTGCAGCAGGACATTTCCGGATCTAGCACGAGAAAGCAGTACGCGATCTTTGTCACTGCGTCATCCGACTCGATCCAGACTTACTCGGTGACGTCATCGCTCTTTCAGACTGTCTACGATCAGGACTACACGCTGCAGGTCTCTAACGCGATGTTTGACCTCACCGTGGGACTCTTCTATAGCGGCTCGACAGTCCTCACTGCGTCATCGGGCATCGACTCCAACGGCAAGCGTCTCTTCCCATCGACGTCTCTGATGATGCGTGAGAAGACCGAGATGTATCGCCTCTTTGCTGGCAAGCTGCTCGGTGATTCCGACTCCTCTTTCTTCGCTCCCGTCTCATCGACTACGACGACTGACAGGATCGACGAGGCGCTCTTCATCTCTTTCAAGAGACTCTTTTCTCGCGACGGAATCCGACGCAACACTTTTGCGATGCGCTTCTATTCCACTGGCACTCTGGACGGTAGTCCTAATGCCACGGCATATGAAAAGACGTTCACCAACACTTATACGGGAAGCAACCTCACCAGCACGTCAATTTCCGGCAGCTCGATCTTCACGGACTCCACAGAGGCTTCCAACCTGCAGACTCTCTTTGGCGGCAGGGTGGGCTCGATTGTCAACGCTGCAAATACCGATCAGAAGGTCGGGCTCCTGTGGTACGATGCAGGTGTCGCAGTCCTCGATCTCAAGAAAGTCTGCTGGTCGACGCAGCACGTCTCGGGTGTCATCAGCGCAGTGACGGGCGCGACCGCTCCTGCACTGAGCAACCAGACAATCATCGGTAGCGGAGCATTCCCGTCTTCCAACCCTTCTGCGACTCTCATTCCCGACCTGCTCGTCTCCTCTTCGATGGACGACCTCGCGAACTACTTTGCAACGACCCGATTCCAGAGCGGCTCGCTCACGGGCATCACATTCCAGAACGAGACTTCCATCAACAGCACGCTCTTCTTCTGCAGGGCAAACGCTGACGAGTTCAACTACTCCAACAATCCGACATACTTCAATGACGCCGGTGAGCTCGTAGTGATGAACGCGCAAGGGTCCACAAATCAAGTTCCGTTCACGTATCCGACGACCATCGGTCTCTACGATGAACAGAACAGGCTCCTCGCTGTTGCCAAGTTCTCTAGACCCATTGAAAAGAACGCTGAGAAGGACCTCACGGTACGCGTAAGGCTCGACTTCTGAGGGGGCCTCGTGTCACTGCTCAAGGCTTCAACTGGCCTTTTCGAAAATTACACGTTCGTTGCGCGACCTGAGCGAGAGTTCTCGTCATCATCCAGCGGCGTGACAGGGTCCATCCGCCTCTTCCCACAGGCAAGCCCGTCTGAAAAGATGGACCCTGAGGCGATGACAAGAGTGGTACAGAAACTCAGCGGGTCTTCCCTGGGTGGTATTGCCGCGTTTGATGAATCGAGTACAATTTTTACATCTCTTTCTTTTGAAACGGGTTCTGATGGCGAACCTGAATATTTTGCTGCTGTTCGAGATTTTGTGTCTGATCCTCGACAGCGTAAGACTCTCGAAATCGTAAGATCGACGCCTCCGCTTTTCCTTACGAGCTCTAACGACATCACCACGGGAACTCTCGAATTCAACACGCTGCGACGTGTCCTGTTCCCTCACTACGCTACAGCGTATCCCTCTGCCTACTGGGGATACGCGAATTATCTTTGTCTCAACTTCATCTCCGGATCGACGTTCAGCAACAATGCCGCGCTCATCTACGCTAATCCGACGGGCTCTGACGGCACGTCTCTCCTGACACCCTCAGGGGCGTTCACGCTAGAGACATACATCAAACCCACTGCTAGGGTTTCCGGAACTTATCACGCCGGCACGATCTTTCACGTATCATCGTCATTCGCTCTTTCGCTCGTGAGCGGCTCCAGTGTCGATCCCTACGGTCGACCCGCGTCATTCAGACTTATGCTGCAGCTGAGTCACAGCGCCGACATTCCACCGAGCTCGGTCGATCTCACAGTAGCGAACAACGCGAGAGTCTTTCCACAAGATCTCATCTTCCTCAGCGATGAGTCTATCACGTTCAACGGCTGGCACCACGCCGCTGTCAGGTGGGGCGGATCGTCTGTCGACTCCGGCACCGGGTCTTTCTTCATCGATGGCGTGAGATCCGGAGATTTCAGCATTCCCTCGGCTTCAGTGACTCGAACAGATTACTCTCCTGAGAATTCGAACGCCCTCTTCATCGGAAATTATTACGAGGGTGCGAACAATTCTTCGAATGCGATCAGAGGGTTCTTCGACACGACCACTGCGGGCATTGAGGGGTTCACAGCGCCCTTCACCTCGCCTCCCGCATTTCCGACTCACACGATGCGCCACGGCCTCGGCGCAGAGATTCACGAGGTCAGGTTCTGGGAGAGCTATCGTTCTGCAGAGCAGATAATCTCGGGAACGCTCACGGGATACCCATCGGGTTCCGGACCGCTCTTCTACCTCGGGCCGCACTTCGTTCACGAGTCTCCTGATCGCGATGTTCTGCTGACGCCGTTCTTGGCCGTGAATTCTTCTTCGATAAACACACCGTTTGCCCGACAGCTTTCACTCGGTTTCGGCGGACACGTCATCAATACTGAGAATCATCTCAGAGAGATGATCACGGGATACTATCCGCGCCACCTGAACATGACGGCGTCTACAGCCGCAGGTGCACCTGCCGGCTTGACGGTCAACGACATACTCTTCGCAACGAGCTCGGTAGTTCGCAAAAACCTTCTCATTATGCCCTGCGACAATGGAAAATTCACACCGCACTGGGAGAATCTCTTCACTTCTTCGCTGACACCTCACTATAGGTTTGACAATCCTGGATTTGTCGATGTGTCTAGACTCTCCACGGGAAGCGGGACCGTGAGCGCCGGAGACAGATTCCTTCTTGAGGGTGAATTCTTCTTTCGAGCGACAGTAGACTTGACGCACAATTTTGCGGGAACCTCTTTTTATGCAGGAAAAGAATTTACGTTTGAGTCAACAACCGGAAACAAAAAAACTTATGTCTTTGACAACGGATCGACCCCCTATGTTACTGGACAAGTTGTCGGTTTTCTAAGAAAAATAATAATCCAGATTGGCTCTGGAGTGTCGACTGTCGACGCTATAGCGGAAGAAACTTTAAATGCGATAACTGGTGATACAGGACAACCCACTGAGTTTATCGTTGTCAGGACTGGTGGCAAAGTGACGATAATACAGGCGCGTCCTGGACCCGGCGGCAATACCATAATCAAAAATAATTTCCCAGAATTATTTAGTCCGCTAACTCTTAGTTCTAATTCATTCACGGGTGGAGAATTGATCGACCCGTCTCCTGATTTTGCGTTTTCTAGTCATACTGGCGACAACGCGTCCGAACTTCCCGCTTACGTCCTCACTGCAAACGACTCGTCCTACCTCACCACGCTCTTCGACGCTTCGAACCTCTTCTATGGCAGCAAGATCCACCCGGGAACTTTCGAGATTGTCGATCCGTCATTCACGGGATCTGCAGGACTCCTCTCTGTTCGTCTCCGCGACAACGGAATGGGCGGCCTCTACCGCGCCGACGCGACGACTCCCCACGCAAAGTGGAACTCTGTCGGGACGCTCCTCTACGAAGAGGGGCTCGCCGTCGTCACGAGCCCGTATCTCGGCGACCTCTACGGCAAGGACAACTTCAGCGTGAAATTCCGCGGTGAGCAGCCCATAACAGTCCTCAGCACGAATGTCACAGTCCCAGCCTTCCAGATCAACTCGAGCTCCCTGCCGTCTTACCTGCCGCTCACGGCCTCCAACTACGCCAACGAGGGCGGCAACCCGATGACATACATCACTCGAGTGAACCTGCACGACGAGAACCTGAACATCGTCGGAAAGGCAGAGCTCGCGCAGCCGATCGCCAAGCGACTCTCCGACAAGTTTGTCATCAAGGTGAAATTTGACTTCTGACAAGGTCTATCTCGGTCTCGACATCTCGACATCTTCTACGGGCTGGGCTCTCGTCCGCGCCGACGGCTCCCCCATCGACATCGGCTGGTTCGACATCGCGGGAATCGAGGGAATGTATCTGAAGGCTGCCGAGGTCGAGAGGGGTCTTCGCGCCCTTCCGCGTCCCGATGGAATCTTCGTCGAGGAGAACGTCCTCGGCTTCAGCTCGGGCGGCTCGACTGCTCACGTCATCGTCACCCTCGCGAAGTTCAACGCCGTCGTCTCTCACACTTGTTGGAAAATCTGGGACATTCCGCCTGTGTCGATACCGGCGATCAGGGCCCGCAGCCTCGTAGGTCTCAAAGTTCCTCGCGGTGAGAACGTGAAAGAGCACGTCCTGCGCTGGGCATCCTCGAGATCCGACCAGCGGTTCTGGCCCACGCGCCTCATCAAGACCGGAAAGAGAAAGGGACTCGAGGTCCCGGTCCAGGGCTGCTTTGACGCCGCCGACGCGTTCCTTCTTGCAAACGCGGGCTTGAAAACCCTGTCCTGACCGAGTATAGTCTTGGTATGTTGGACGCAAACGAACGCTTGAAATATCTCTCGGGTGCTCTCGGAACGGGTCACCTGAGCAGAGATGGTCTCAATGCAAGTTTCCGCTGCCCGAAATGCGGGCACAAGGACAAATTCAAGCTCGTTGTGAAGCTTGATGATGAGAAGTGGCACTGCTGGGTCTGCGGCATCAAGGGCGGCTCGGTAGCGTCACTTCTCGCAAAACACGCAAAGGAGCATCGAAGTGGCTGGATACAGCGATTCGGCACGGTCGAACAGAAAAAGTTCATCGACGAACCAGAGAAAGAAGAGATTCTCCAGCTGCCTGATGGGTTTCTCCCGCTCGTGGGAACCAGACTCGATCCCGACTTCTCAGCTGTCGCCAGGTATCTTGACGATCGAGGAGTGGGGGAAAGAGAGATCTGGCGCTACAGGATTGGGACCACTCTCAGAGGTCGGTGCCGCCGCCGGGCAGTCATCACATCGTACGACTGCGATGGGAAGCTGAACTACTGGACAGGCAGGGCGATAGACGATACTTCGACAGTGAAGTATGTGAACCCCAGGGTAGAGAGGCGCGACGTCATCTTCAACGAGATTGACATCGACTGGACTCGCGAGCTCACTCTCGTGGAAGGTCCCTTCGATCTCATCTCCATCGGTGGAAATTCCACCTGTCTTCTCGGCTCGAGCCTCTCTACCTATCACGCTCTCTTCCAGCGCATCGTCGGCAATCAGACGCCAGTCGTCCTTGCTCTCGACAGCGATATGAAGAAAAAATCTCACGACATAGCCAAGTTGTTGTTCACACACGGCGTTTCCGTAAGAATCTTAGATACAGGCACGTACAAGGACGTGGGAGAAATGCCCGCAGAAGTCCTACAGGAAGCGCACCAGTCAGCGTCTTCGTGGAACCCTAACGACAGACTCTTCCACCTCATTCGCAACATCACCTCGGGGTCAATGTTTTGAGAACCTACAAGATCTGCCACCTTGCCGACGTTCACTGGCGCGGACTTTCGCGACACGAAGAGTATCGGACCGTCTTCAAGAAAATGTTCGAGGACCTCCGACAGGAGGGAGTCGACGCGATTGTCATCGCCGGGGACATCGTCCACACGAAGACGCAGGGAATCTCTCCCGAGGTCATCGACCACCTCACGTGGTGGTTCAAGTCATTCGCGGAAATTGCGCCCACCTACGTCACGCTCGGCAACCACGACGGTCTCATTCACAACCCAGACCGCCAGGACGCCATCGGTCCGATCATCAATGCGATCGGCAGTGACAGGATTCACTTTATGAAAAAGTCGGGGAACTATCCGACTCATATGAAGGGCGTCCGGATTGCGAACTTCTCTCCCTTCGACGAGGAGGGATGGGACGACATCGACCGGAAGGGCGAGACTGTCATCGCGATTTTTCACGGCGTGGTGAAGGGCGCGTTCACCGACTCCGACTACGCCACCGAGGGCGAGGTCGACCTGAGTCTCTTCGAGGGGTGTCACTACGGGATGTTCGGCGACATCCACAAACACCAGTTCCTCGACCGCGACGGTCGCTTCGCCTACCCGGGCTCGACCATCCAGCAGAATTTCGGGGAGTCGCAGGACAAGGGATACCTCCTCTGGGAAATTTCTGGTCCTGACTCGTTCAGCGTCGAGCGCCGCGTCCTCGAGTCTCCCCACCCATACGTCACTGTCCAGTGGGCGGGATCGGTAGATGAGACGATCGAGTCGCTCGCCACCTGTCGCCGCGGCAGTCGCATCAGGGTCTCCTCCAGCGAGAATCTCCTACAGGAAGAGATCAAACAGCTCTCTGCCTACCTGAAAGAGACCCTCGAGGCGCCTGAGATTGTCTGGAAGTGGGACACCGAGGTGAACAGGTCTGCAGCGACCGAGCGCCTGGAGAACACTCGAAAGAGCCTGCGCGACATCGAGGCGCACCGCCCGCTCCTCATCGCAGCGCTGAAGGACGAGACCGACATCGACAAGTATCTCGATGTCGTCGGCAAGACTCTCAGTCGCCTCGAGGACGACGAGGAGATCGTGAGGAACCAGAAGTGGACCCTCGACAAGCTCGAGTGGGAGAACACTTTCTCCTACGGCAAGGACAACGTCATCGACTTCAAGGGTCTCTCGGGCGTCGTCGGCATCTTCGGTCGCAACAGGATCGGCAAGTCATCGATCCCAGGGACGATGATGTACGCGCTCTTCAACGCGAGCGACCGCGGCGTCCTGAAACCGATGAACATCGTCAACACCCGCAAGGGTCACTGCATGGCGTCGGCAGAATTCCGTGTCGACGGAGTCCCATACAGGATCGAGCGGATGACTGCGAAGTCCACGAATCGCAAGGGAGTCACGAACGCATCGACCCAGCTGAACTTCTTCAAGATGAACGAGACGGGAGACACCGAGTCTGACCTCACGGGCGAGCAGCGGAAAGACTCTGAAAAGGTCCTCCGCAGTCTCGTGGGAACGTCATCTGACTTTCTCCTCACCTCCTTCGCTTCCCAGGGCGAGATGAACACCTTCATCAAGCAGGGCGCGACACAGAGAAAAGCGCAGCTCGCTCGATTCCTCGACCTCCAGGTCCTCGAGAACGTCTTCCTGAAACTGAAAGAGGACTCGCAGTCCCTGAAGGGGGTCCTCAAGAGTCTCCCTGACAGGAATTTCCGACTCATTCGCACAGAACTCCTCGACACGATCGCGAGCTGCGACACGAAGATCACTTCTGCTGACCAGGAGATTGTTCGCCTCG